CCCGGCAAGATGTTCTCAGCGTGAAGCTCAAGGACACACCGCCGTAAGCGCCGGCCGTACCAAAAAGGCCCCCATGCAAGGATCTATGCTATTTGTGGCTGGGTTGTGTGCCATGCTGACCGTTCTGCCGACGTTAATTTCGTTTGCGCACGAGACGGCCCAATGGATTCAAGACAACCCGAGATTTGTCGCCCGCAACGGGAGGACGCATTGTTGTGGGTTGGGCGACTGCGAGAAAATCAAGGCTCACTTAGTACGTGAACACTCGATGGTGCTGCAAACTAGCGACGGCCTCGTGACGGTCCGGGGTTACATGGTGCCATTCCGCCGCGAAGAGGTTTTCATTGCCGAGGGCGATCACTACGGTTCGATCGACGAGGATTGGTGGATGTGCGGACATGGCAAGGAAGGCCGCTATCGCGACGGCTGCGCGTTTGCCCCCAGAGGCGGCTCGTGATAAGCCAGCAGCTGGAGCGCCCGGGTTGGGGCCAAAAGGCATTGGAGGGAGAAATCTTGTTAAGTAACTTTTTCCGCTCGACCACCGCCATGCGCGGCAACGCTTTTCGCTGCTTCTGGTTTTTCGACCATTGCGAGAGAGTAAAGCAGGTCAGGGGCGTTTATCCCGACTACGGAATCAGGCCGTGGCGGGTCGCTGCGGCAGTCGCAATCCGGGCCCGCCGGCAGACAAAGGCCCAGCCCGCGATCGCCTCAACTGGTGCCGCATGACCAGCCGCCGCATCTATCCCTTAAATTACCAGATACTGCTTGAGTTCTGCGGCCGGAACTATGATTGCTTCGAGATGTCTGAGCCTGCGGAGCCCCAAGACCGCGCTATCGACATCGACCATCCAGATTTTCTGCGAGAGTTTCTGCCGCTTGCCGACAACGAAACCGTCAGATTTAAGGTATCGAAAGACACCTTGGACAGCATAACTGCTATTTGCAACGAGCGGGCCACCGGCATGCCGGTCGAAAAAACGCAAGAGCTGCTGGTCCACGTAGCCAACGCTCACCTTCGCAAGCGACTGGCTGCAGCCGGCTGGTCCGAGTATGTTGGCATTGTCTGGGGTGAGGAGACAAGGCGAGATGAAGATGATGAAGGCGGCGAAATAGAAATCGCCCTTTACCTCACCCGTCTAGATGACAACGACGCTGACCGCAATGCCGGCGGCTCTGCTTAACAACCGCATCACTGGCTGCGCTGGCTTTCTGCCACGCCCGGTGTGCGCCAACTTTTTCTATGGGCACTGCGGGGGAGCAAGATTGGCCGTGTCATGCGCAAGGCGCATAGTCCGGTTTTTTAATTGTGCTGTCTGGGCTTTTGTCGTCTCCGGCAAAATCTGCGAACGCCTCCCCTATGAGCCGCGTGGCCGGCAGTTTATCTCGCTGCTGAAAGCCGCTCTTTATTGGAGGCCCCGTGCCTAACAACCGTTTTGTAGGAACATCGCGGGAAGGTAAGGGCGAGCCGGCCATCCATTGTCCGTGCTGCTCGACGGAGCTGAATGTCGACCGTAACCGGCTGGGGCCGCGCCATCGCCTGCCTTGCCCGGTGTGCGCCAACTGGCTCCTTGTCCTGCGTTGCCGGACCGGCTTCAAGGTCGAGCGCGCTAAACTAACCGCCGCCGACATCGCCTACATCGATGCCCGCATGGGTCGGGGACCGGGGGCCGCGTGACCGCGCCGTTCGCCTTCAAATACAAGGCCGGCGGCGCCGTCTTGCGCGACTTCATCAAGGATCGTAGCGACGTATCTGGCATCCGTGGCCCGGTCGGCAGCGGCAAGTCCGTGGGCTGCGTCATTAAGCTGTTCATGCTGGCGAGTGAGCAGAAACCCCAGCAGGACGGGGTGCGGCGATCGCGGATCGCCGTCATCCGCAACACAAACCCGGAACTCGAAACCACCACCATCAAGACTTGGCTATCGTGGTTCCCCGAGAATGTGTTTGGCACTTTCAACTGGTCGCCTCCCTATACCCACCCTATCCGCGTTGGCGACATCGAGATGGAGGTGATTTTCCTCGCTCTCGACAAGCCCAACGATGTAAAAAAGCTGCTGTCTCTCGAACTCACCGCTGCGTGGGTCAACGAGGCGCGCGAGGTGCCCAAGCCGATTCTCGACATGCTGACGCTGCGTGTCGGCCGTTTCCCCTCGCAGAAAGACGGCGGCGCGGTCAACCATTGCGTCATCATGGACACGAACGCGCCGGACGACGACCACTGGTGGCCGATCATGGCCGGCGAGGCGCCGTTGCCCGAGTGGATCCCGCCCGATGAGGCGCTAATGCTGAAGAAGCCAGACGGCTGGCGTTTCTTTAACCAGCCGCCCGGGATGCTAGAGACAAAAGATCTGGGGGGCAACGTGCTCGGCTATGCGGTCAACCCGCTGGCCGAAAACATCCAGTATCTGGTGGCTGACTACTACCCCAAGGGCATCAACGGCAAGACCAAGAGCTGGATTGACGTCTACGTGCTCAACAAGCTGGGCACCGTGACCGATGGCAGGCCCGTCTATCCGATGTTCACGCGGGCGACCCACGTTGCCACCCAACGGGTGATGCCGATCCCCGGCAAGGAGGTCTATGTCGGTATCGACTTCGGCCTCACACCGTCCGCTGTGTGGGGGCAAAAGGATGCCTGGGGCCGCTGGCTTGTCCTTGGCGAGTTGGTCGCGACCAATATGGGCGTCGAGAAGTTTTCGCAGCTCCTGCGCGTCCATCTGATCCAGATTTTCTACGAGCGCGACGACGCGGAGCTTGAGGGCTGGCGCTTCACCTTCACGGGCGACCCGGCCGGCGACTCCCGCGCCCAGACCGATGAAAAGACCCCGTTTATGATTCTGCGCGCCAACGGCATCCCCGCCCGGCCGGCGCACTCTAATGATCCGGCGCTGCGCATCGAGGCCGTCGAAAAGCAGCTCAACACCATGACCAACGGTATGCCGGGTTTTGTCATCGACCCGAAGAACTGCCCGATTATTATCAAGGGGTTCGAGGACGGCTACCACTACAAGCGTCTGCCCCTGGCCGGCGGCGCCGTAAAATATTCCGAAAAGCCGGAAAAGAACCGCTACAGCCACCCGCACGACGCGCTTCAGTACATGCTGCTGGGGGCCGGCGAAGGCCGGCGGGTGCTTCACGGCCAAAACTCTATGACCAAATCCGTTATCGCCCGGCACGCCGGCGATGTGTTCAACCGCACCAACTCCCCAGATCGCCAGTCATGGTCCGCGCGCCGCTCGTCCCGTTTTGGTTTGTAGCCTTTGTCCCGGCAAATGCGGCTTGGTATCATCGCTTTCTCAAGCCGGGCTGGCAGCATGTGTTTGCTTTCGCGCCGCTAGAAACTGACCGCTGGTTAATGTTTGACGTTCTATGGACGCACACCGAGGTTGCCATCGTTACTGGACCGCTTATGGACCGGATGCTGACCCGACCCGCGACGCAGGGCTCAATCCTTAAGGTCCAGACTGTCCCTAGGAAGGTGCGTTTTCGGCTCCTGCCTACCTGCGTCACGTTTGTCGCTCACCTGGTCGGGGATACGTCCGGGGCCATTACGCCTTGGCAGCTCTACAAGTCCTTGAAACGCAACGGCGCGGTCCGCGCTTTTTACAGGAGCGAAGCAAATGGTTAGTGCGATTTTTGGCGGCCCGGATCCTCCCCGCCCCGATCCGGGCATCGAAGCGGCGCGCCAGCGCGAAGAACAGCGGGCGGAGCAGCTTAAAAAAGAAAAAGAAGACAGGGAAGCAGAGGAAGCTGACGCCCGTAATCGCGGTCTGCGCGGTAGGCGCTCTCTCCTAACTGGCTCGGAGCTTGGCTATGAGGACACGTTTGCTTGATGGCCACCGTTAACCCCGGCTCTGACGTTCTCGACCGCTGGCTCAAGCAATACGAGGGCGACAAGAGGATCAAGGAACTGTGGCGTCCTTTGCTTGAGGACGCCTATCAATACACGCTGCCTGGGCGCTCTGGTTTCTACACTCAGCAGCAGGCCCAACGGCGTGCGGCCAAGATTTTTGACTCGACCGCCGTGCAGGGATGCCAAGACTACGCCGGGCTGATGCAGGCGGGGCTAACGCCCAATTTCGCTGTCTGGGCGCTGCTCGAGCCCGGCACTGATGTGCCCGAGGCGCAGAAACGCGAGGTCCAGCGCAAGCTGGAGAGTGTCACGCAGTTCGTGTTTCAGACACTCTGGGCCTCCAACTTTGCTACCGAAAGCTATGAAACCTATGTCGACTTCGCCGTGTCGACTGGCGCCTTGCTGATCGAGGAAGGCGACGCGCACGAACCGATCAAGTGTACGGCCGTCCCGCTCACCGAGGTGACGATCGGCAACGGCCCTTATCAAGATGTCGGGCGCATCACGCGCGAGCGCGCCATCTGCGCTGGCGACATACCGATCAAGTATCCCGGAGCCAAGCTGCCAAAAGAGCTGGCCGATCTGGTCAAGGACAAGCCCAACGAGGAGGTGATTCTGCTCGAGTGCGTCTGGCGCCGCTACGTCGCAAATCAGGACGAAACCTGGGACTACAAGGTTGTCCACGAAAAGACCAAAACGACGCTTCTTGAGCACGAATGGCGCGGCCGTGGCTCAAGCCCGTGGATTATCCTGCGCAACCTTAAAGCCGCCGGCGAGCCCTATGGGCGCGGCCCAGCGATCAATCTCTTGTCGACCATCAAGACGGCCAACGCCGTTGTAGAGCTGGTGCTCGAGAACGCTGAGATGTCAATCGCCGGCATGTGGCAGACGGACGACGAAAACACGGCCAACCCCGATGTTGTCCAGCTGGTGCCCGGCACCATCATTACGACCCACGGCGTGAGGGGCCTCCAGCCGCTGACCCCCGGAGGGAAGTTCCAGGTCGCGGACCTAGTGCTTAACGACCTGCGCACGGAAATCAAGAAGGGCTTTCACAGCGAGCCGCTGGGCGATCCCAACAAGACGCCGTACAAGGCCGCCGAGGCAAATCACCGGATGGCCGAGTACGCCCGGCGCAACGGCTCTACCTTCGGTCGCGGCTTCTATGAGTTTGTGCAGCGCGTTGTCGAGCGCGTGGTCTACATCCTGCGCAAGCGCGGCCTAATCAAGCTGCCGGAGATCGACGGCCGGGCCATCAAGGTCACGGCGATTTCGCCGCTGGCTCGCCAGCAGAACTTGCAGGATGTCGAGGCGATCACCCAGACGGCGCAGATTATTGGCTCGACGTTCGGCCCGCAAATGCTTAACCTCGTCCTCAAGGCCGAGGAAGCCGCCGAGACGATCGCGGAGAGGCTGGGCGCTCCCAAGCGCATCATCCGCTCGACCGTGGAGCGCGAACAGCTGGCAAAGATGCTGGCGACGCTCGCCCAGAAGTCCGCTGAGCAGGGCAACGACCCGCTTCAGCTAGTCAACAATCTGGGTAGCTAATGACTAATATCGACCCAAAACAGCATTTCCTCGAGCATGCCGAACA